ATCAAAGCTTGGCTGTTTCAGTTGGAGCTTGCAAGCCCTAGAGACTTGTCAAGGAAGCATTGGCAAAGATGGGCAGCTTGTCGAGGTTTGTCAAGGCTGTTATGCCACACAAGGGTTTTATCACATGAAGCCTGCTATTGCGTTGCGTAAAAACAACAAGGAAGATTGGCAGGCTGACGATTGGGTGGAACGTATGGTCAAAGCATTGTCAAAGCAGAAGAAATTCCGATGGTTTGACAGCGGAGATATTTATTCTGTTGACTTAGCATGGAAAATCTATGATGTTTGTAGGCAAACCCTACACGTTAAGCATTGGTTGCCCACACGTATGCACAAGTTTGACAAGTATTCCAATGTGCTAGGTGCGCTTGATTGTTTGCCCAATGTTGTTGTGCGCTTGAGTGCTGACAATGTAGAAGAACAGATAGCAGGCAAGACTACCTCTATGGTTATCAAAAGCCATGAGCATAGACAGGGTGTACACGTATGCCCTAGCAGTTTGCAAGAGGGTAAGTGTGGCCCTTGCACAGCTTGTTGGAACAAGGGTGTGAAGGTTGTTGCTTACGTGTCACATTCACGTAAGATGGCTAAGGTTTTTCAAATCAAGGAGCTTGTAAATGTATAAGATTGTAGGAACTAAGGGGTGCTGTGACTTTATTGGATATAAGGACACAGAAGAAGAAGCTAATGCCCTTGTTGTTAAATGGCAACAGATGGGCTTGTTGTGTGTAGTTACTAAGGAGTTACCATGAGTCAGTTTGCAGAAACAAATAAGCTTAAGAAGGGGACACGTATTGTCCTGCGTAATGGATGGGAGGCTGTGCTTGAGGACAACAAGAAGGGCTCGATCCGCATGGCAACTGTGGAGGGATTTTATACAGAGATGGGTAGCATCTATGCCACTGATATTGTTGGCTATAAAGAGGGAGAATTTTGGGTGAAGCTTCCCTACATTGGGGAGAATTTCCTAGAGCTTTTGATGAAGAGGGCAGCATGATACTCACAGGTAATCAGATAGGGGCAGCACGTTTGTTAACCCTTCGCACAGCCCTAAAGCTGGAGATGCAAGGCATCAAAGTTGTCAAGGGTACAACTGCGTATGCCATCCTCAAACGAGAGGGTTTTACAGGCTCAAGAAAGAAAGTGCTAGCAGAGCTTGATGCAATCAGGCAAGACCTTATAGGAGATAAAGAATGAAGGTGTTTGTATATTTCAATTTGCACAAGCGTGTCTTCTCTGTGAAGGCACTAGAGGGAGCAGAGAAGGGCAGGGTTATAGGGCATAGAACGTCCTTGGCTATATACAGCCCTACCTTCAAGGTTTCAGAGGCTGGAAGACAGCGTGTGATACGTGAGAAGCGTAAGAACGTACACGCAGGGGTTGTTGGCTTTCTTACAAGCCCTTATGATTGGAGCAAGGAAGAGGTGCAATGGACTTCTGTGCTTTACAATCCATACCTGTTCTCTTCGTTTGTAACCTTCAAGGGCAAGCCTGTTCACAAGGCTAGGTTTGCCAACATGAACATCAACAATGGTGTTCCTTGTATGGAGGCAGGCAATGCGGAACCATGTTGATGGCACAGGCATCTTCTTGGTGTATGTACTTGGGTTTATTGTTGGTTTGTGTATAATTAGATTCTTTAAACAAAGGAGAAAGTAATGGGACTAGATATGTATTTGACAGCTAAGCGTTACATCAATGACTTTGATGATGCTGGATGTGCTTTGAAGTTCTACCTTGATGACCTGAAGGTTAATGGTATGCGTGTCAAAGAGCTTTCATATGAGGCTGGCTACTGGCGTAAGGCTAACCAAATCCACAAGTGGTTTGTTGATAACGTACAGAATGGTGTAGACAATTGTCGTGAACACCTTGTCACTACAGAAGAGCTTGAGAAACTTCTTGAGCAAGTCAATGAGGTGTTGCGTAATAAAGACAAAGCAAATGACTTGTTGCCTACAACCAACGGCTTCTTCTTTGGCAGTGACTCATATGATGAGGGTTACTTCGATGACCTCATTCAAACCAAAGCCATCCTTGAGAATGTGTTGTCAATAGAAGACATAACTCGGTATGATTTTTACTACTGTTCTTCATGGTAACTAGCCAGTTACCTAAGCCCTTGACAGCTTCTTGTATGTCTTGTACAATAAAGACATATAAGAAAGCTTCTAGTTAATAATATTAAGGAAAACATATGAGATGTTATTGTTGTAATGCTAGTTTGTCTGACTTCGAAGCTACACGTAAGAGTGCTCAGACAGGTGATTTCTTAGATATGTGTAATGATTGTTTCTCCTATGTCAAAGATGATGTTGATGTTGTAGAGAGACAAGACTTACAACATGCTTCTGATGACGAGGAGATTGAAGATGATGAACAGTGACGAAAAGCTAGAGAGGTTTATGTCCTTCACAATTGCTGATTGTGTTGAGCTTGTATCTCTTGTTGGTTATGTTAGATTCATGGAAGTTTTACAGACAGCTCTCTTAACAAAGAAAGACTCTTTGCCTTTGTCACAAGAAGAACTGGATGCAAGACAGAAACATTTATGGAATGATTGGAAGTATTGATGGCATTTGTTAAAACCCATCAGCCATGCACATCATGTGACAGTAGTGATGGCATGTCTGTAAACGATGATGGTTCAACCTATTGCTTTGTTTGTAACACGCACACAAAGCCAACAAAAGAAGAAGGATATATGTACACACCGACAGCCACAGCAAAGCCTGTGGAAGGGGCTGTAGCTGCCCTTAGAACAGCCTTCCAAACCTTGGCTACACCAGCCATTGGAAGCAGACGTATAAGCAGGACAACAGTTGAGAAGTATGGCATTGTGTCTGATGACACCCACGTGTGGTTTCCCTACTATGACAACGATGGGAAGCTGTTTGCTACAAAGAAGCGTAGCATCAAGGAGAAGAAGTTTGCCATTGAGGGAGACTGGAAAGCCACATGTTTGTTTGGACAGCAACTGTTCACCAAGGGTGGGAAGTATTTGACCATTGTCGAGGGTGAGTATGATGCCCTTGCTGTGTTCCAAATGCTTGGCTCCAAGTGGCCTGTTGTCTCTGTGCGTAATGGTGCAGGAGGTGCTGCCAAGGATGCCAAGGAGCATTACGAATGGCTCAACAGCTTTGAGAACATTGTTGTTTGCTTTGACAATGACGAGCAGGGACAACAGGGGGCAGCTCAGTTGTGCTCTGTCCTTGGCTCCAAGGTTAAGGTTATGAAGGGGGTTGATGGCTTGAAGGATGGGTGTGATTGGCTCCTTGCTGGCAAAGAGAAGGAGTTCATTGACCGATGGTGGGCTGCTGAGAAGCACATCCCTGATGGCATTGTTGCTGGCTCTACGTTGTGGGAACAGGTGTCTAAGCCTTTGGAGAAGGCAGAGGTGTCCTACCCCTTTGAGGGCTTGAACAAGCTAACCTATGGCATACGTAAGGGAGAGCTTGTAACTGTCACTGCTGGCTCAGGCTTAGGCAAGAGTCAGTTCTTGCGTGAACTCATATGGCACATCCTCTGCAAGACACAGGACAACATTGGCTTGATGTTCTTGGAAGAGAGTGTACGTAAGACAGGTACATCCATCATGTCCTTGGCTGCAAACAAGCCCTTGCATTTGCCTGACTGTGATGCTACAATGGAAGAGAAGAGGGCAGCTTTTGATGCCACCCTCGGTACAGACAGGATGTATATGTTTGACCACTTCGGTAGCACAGACATTGAGAACATTGTGAAGAGGACAGAAGAGTTTGCTAATGCCTTTGGTTGTGGCTATGTGTTCCTTGACCACGTATCAATTGTTGTAAGTTCACAACAGAATGGTGACGAGCGCAAGGCTTTGGATACAATCATGACAGAGCTTCGCACATTGGTTCAACGTACAGGCATAAGCCTAGTGCTTGTAAGCCACCTGAAGCGTCCTGATGGAGGCAAAGGACACGAGGAAGGGGTAGCTACCACATTGGCTCAGCTACGTGGCTCAGGCTCCATTGCTCAGCTCTCTGACATGGTGCTTGGTCTTGAGCGTAATGGTCAGGCAGATGATGAGAAGGAACGCAACACCACCAAGGTGCGTGTGTTGAAGAACAGGTTCTCTGGCTTAACAGGACATGCTTGTAACCTCGTGTACAGTAAGTACACAGGACGCATGGTTGAGACAGAAGATGAGAAGTTATGAGAAAACTATTAAGGAAACGTATGGATACTTTATTGCTTGCTGCTAGTGACTTCCCCATGTTGGCTGTTAATGAGGAGTTTCATGAGACATTCCCTGATGCAGACGATGTGACAATTGAATATGAATGGGAGGACGATGAGCCACAGGTTGGCTATGTTGGTGGCTTCTCATGGGATGCCTATGTTGATGGTGTAGAAATTACAAACATGCTGTCGATAGAAGACATTCGGTTTGTGGAGAAAGCTCTTGATGAATACACCAAGGAGTATTGCTGATGGCTAGTTGGCTCATTGCAGTTATCGGTGTGGTCTATTTGGTAGTAGCCATAGACTTAATGCTCAAGGGTAACCTTGGTATGGGAGTGGCCTTCATTGGTTACAGCTTAGGCAATGTTGGTTTGTATATAGCAACGAGGCAAGCATGACACAAGACATCATTGAGATGGCTAGACAGGTTCGTTTTGGAACAACTTTGACACATGATGGAGAAATTGGACATTTTATTAACGGGTCAAACTATTTAGAAGAACTTGAAGCCTTTTACAAGCTAGCAGTTGCCAAAGAACGTGAAACATATATGCAGTTGTTTCTTGACCCTGAAAATCAACCAACTCAATTTGGTACTGCTACACAAGAGTATCGAACACAAGAGATTCAAGAAATTCAATCGTTGCTTACAGAAATAGCAAACATTGTTAGAACAAAACATATTTACGGCCCTGAAATGAAAAAACTGCTTGCAAAAGAAGAAGCCATCAGAGCAAGGGGACAAGCATGACATACGCATTCCCACACAACACAGTTGTTGTTGACAAAGAAGGAGGCATTGTTCAACATCACAAAGGCATGGAGCTGCGTGACTACTTTGCAGCAAGAGCTATGCAAGGGATGATGGTTGATACTGAGATACCAAACTGCACTCGCATTGCAAAAGAATCGTATCGCATGGCAGACGCAATGCTGAAAGCGAGGGGAGCATGATTGAAGCAATGAAACAGGCGCTTGAGGCGTTGGAAAGCTGCACACCACAAGACACATCAACAGGCCATGTAATTCACGCTTGGCATGATGAAGAGTTGGTTAACAAATCCATCACATCCCTACGCCAAGCCATAAGCGAGCTGGAACAGCGAAGCATTGCAGAGTTGGAAAGCCAAGAGCCTGTGGTGACAAAGAACGAAAAAGGACTTACTTTGCACATTGGGTGGAATGATTTGCCTGTTGGCTCAAAACTCTACACCACTCCAACACAGCGCACATGGGTAGGGCTGGATTGGCTTCCCGAACACAAGTGCGGTCTGCATTTAAGCCACAACGAACACCGTGATGTTTACGAAACTATTGAACAGTTTTATAACGCTGAAGATTTCATTTCAACAGAAGAGTGGCGCAAGGCTGTTGCGGAAGATAGCGTTTGGGTGTTGCATTGGTATCCCAACACGCCCATTGGATTCAACCGCATCGCCGCATCAACATTGGAAGCCATTGAAGCCAAACTCAAGGAGAAGAACACATGAAACTGTATGACGTACCAAGGAACACACGTATAGTTCTTGAAGATGACACAGAACTAATGTTTGACCACCTTGATGGGATGTATAGTGTGTGCTATAATGATAGTGGAAGCATCGTACATTTACCAGCTTGGACAGAAGTAACAAGGAAAACAAATGACACTGACAATTGAAGGTACACTGGCACAACGTCAAGACACCTATGGTGACTACAAAGACGTTGCTCGTACAGCACAAGACTTAAAACAAATTGTGCGTACACGTGGTAACTGGCACGACATGTCACCACCCATGCAAGAAAGCATGGACATGATTTGCAACAAGATGGCACGTATCATTAACGGCAACCCCTACTACGCAGACAGTTGGCATGACATCTCAGGGTATGCTACACTTGTGGTTAAGGAACTTGGACATGGATAAGGAAACCAAATGCGGAGGCTCTTTCTAGACACAGAAACTAACAGTACACATGACCACATATGGTGCTGTTACACGTACAATGAAGATGGATATGTATGTCACACAGAAGCAAGTACACTGATTCCCTTAATCGAAAGCTCAGACAAAGTGATAGGACACAACTTGATAGGCTTCGATGCGGGAGTCTTGAAGAGATGTTGGGGAGTGAAGATACCAGCAGCAAAAGCGATAGATACCTTGATACTGTCAAGGCTATACAATCCAAATATAGAAGGAGGCCACAGTTTGGCAGCATGGGGGGAAAGGACAGGACAAAAGAAGACTGACTATGCCCAAGCCTATGTGGACAAGACAGGGCGGTCTGCCGACCTCCGATGGGACAACCCTGACCTTGAGCTTCTCTATGAGTATTGCAAGGATGATGTTGCTGCTTTGGTTGCAACATACGGGATGGTTAACAAGATGCTTGAGAAAGAACAGTTCTCTGAACAATGTATCAAGCTTGAACATGACGTTGCAATTATTATTCAAAGGCAGAAAGAACATGGTTTTAGATTGGACATTAAGAAAGCTCAGGGCTTGCTGGCTATGCTTCAAGGTAAGATGGTGGACATTGAGAATGAGCTTCAAGTTGTCTTCCCTCCCTACGTTGAATCAGGAAGGAAGAACAAGAGGACAGGAGCACCACTAAAAGATATTGTCACCCCATTCAATGCTGGCAGTAGACAACAAATAGCTGAGCGTCTTGAGAAGCTTGGTGTTAAGTTTACTAAGAAGACAGAGAAGGGAGCAGTGATTGTCGATGAGACAGTGCTTGCATCCATTGCTCTACCAGAGGCAAGGCTCCTGTCTGAATACCTCATGCTGCAAAAGCGTGTGGCTCAGATTGGTAGCTGGCTTGAGGAGGTGAGAGATACAGGCAGGGTGCATGGCAGTGTCATTACCAATGGTGCTGTCACTGGTAGGATGACACACAGCAGCCCCAACATGGCACAGGTTCCCAACAAGGGGAGCCCCTATGGTGAGGACTGTCGTGAGTTGTGGACTGTAGATGAAGGTAATGTTCTTGTTGGTGCTGATGCCAGTGGCCTTGAGCTACGAATGCTGGCTCACTACATGAAGGATAATGCCTATATCAAAACTGTTTGTGAAGGAAGTTCAAAAGATGGCACTGACGTACACACTCAAAATCAAAAGGCAGCGGGTCTTGCGACAAGGGATGAAGCGAAGACGTTTATCTACGCCTTTCTGTATGGTGCAGGGGCGGCGAAGATTGGTAAAATTGTCGGTGGTAATGCTAACGCTGGACAGAAGCTCATCGAAAGCTTTCTTTCCAACACTCCCGCCCTCAAGAGTTTACGCAATAACGTATCCAAGTATGCAAGCAAGGGCTTTGTACCGGGGCTGGATGGTAGGAAGATTTGGGTACGTTCCGAACACTCAGCAGTTAATAGCTTATTACAAGGCGCAGGGGCGATAGTAATGAAACAGGCTCTTGTCTTGTTAGATGCAGAGCTTAGGAAGAAGAAGGTTTGGTATGGCTTTTGTGTCAATGTCCATGATGAATGGCAGATTGAAACAAAAGAAAAAGATGGCGAGCTTGTAGGACAACTCGCAGTGCAGAGCATACAAAAAGCAGGAGAGCTTCTCGGCTTGCGTTGCCCTGTATCTGGAGAGTTTAATACAGGTAAGACATGGCGTGACACACATTGAAAAATGTGTTATAATATTGTTTTTATACAAAGGAAAAAGAATGAACCAAGTTAAAGTAGTGGGTAAATTGTTTTGGGCTAAACACATGGAAGTTCCTAATCGGGAGTTCAATGCAGACAACACTCGTTTTGAGATTTGTATTGGTGGCTTGAGCGATTCCATTGCATCACGCCTTACATCAGAGCTTGGTGTTAAGGTGAAAGAGAAAGCTGATGACAAGTATGGACGTGGTAAGTACATCATCGTCAAGAGCAACTATGCTATCAAGGCAGTTGATGATAACAATGGTCGTGTCTCTCCTGACCTGATTGGCAATGGTACTGTTGCAGAAGCAACCATCAGTAGCTACACCCACAAGATGTCAGCTATGCACGGCAATGCTCCCTCTCTGTTGCACAGCAAGGACAACCCTGCTCTGCGTATCAAGCAGTTGGTGTCTGCCCCTGTTGAGCAAGAAGAAGAAGCAGAAGTAGTCCTCTAATGATTGCTCTTGTGGATGGTGATGTGATGTGCTATCGCATTGCCTTCTCTTGTAAGGATGACTCAGAAAGCCAAGCCATTACAACGATGGCTAACTTTCTTGAGGACATCCTTATGACACAGCTAGGTCTTGAGAGTTGG